GACTTAAACGTGCTGAAGAAGAGTTGGCAAAAGAAGAAGAGTACGACATCTACACAACAGAAGGGATGCAGGCTGAAATAAAACGCCAGGCAGCAAAAATGCTTCAGGAAATGATGAAGCCAGCCCAAGAAGAGATGCAGATGAAACAACGTCGTATGCAGCTCGAACAGTTTAAAACTGACAATCCAGAGTTGATGAATGATGACTATCGTTTGCCAGTGGCACAGATGTTACAAGAGCGACCAGAGCTACGCTTGGAGGATGCTTTTTACATTGTAAAAGCCAAAGTAGATGCACAAAAACTCAAAGAAGAGCGTGCACAGATAGCCAAACAAAAGTCTACACGGCGTGAAACACTGCGTAAAACATCCGGTGGTAAGTCTGTGTCTCCTAGTGGTACACCAAAGTTTCGTGATGCTTGGGAAGCCTTCCAATATCACAAGTCACAAAAAGCAAAGAAGTAGAGGATGTTATGCCTAAAGGTAAGCGCAACGTAGACAAGATTATCGTACATCATTCTGCTTCTCCGCAGTCTACAACAAAAGAACAGATTTATGATTGGCATGTCAATGGCAATGGTTGGTCTGACATTGGGTACCACTACATTGTATTGGGTACTGGAGAAGTGGTGGCCGGGCGTCACATCAATAAAACAGGTGCTCATTGCAAAGGTAAAAACAAGGGTTCCATTGGGATTTGTGTGACTGGAAATACATCCAATGAAGCACCAAGCACCGCACAAATGGAATCGTTGTGGGGCAAAATTAAAATGTTAATGGAAGAATATGGTCTTGAACGCAGTGATGTGTATGGACATAGAGACTTCGGTACAACCGAGTGCCCAGGTAACTACTTGTATGCAATGTTACAACAGTTCAAAGGCGGACTGCTTGCATAGGGTTGACAATAGAACAATTACAATTTAAAATGCCTATGTCGAACAAACTCTTTGAGCACTTGGTAGACAACCATTCCACAGGAATACGGTTTAGGCGAAACTACATAAACTAAACATTATAGGTAAAACAATGGCTATTTCGAATGATTTGCTATCGTCGACCTTGTATTCCATCCGTGATGGCGAAGTTGACGAATTATTTCAAAAGGTTGCATTCCTTGACAATGCAAAACGCTTTGGTGGTATCGAGTATGAAGATGGTGGTATTAAAATCCAACGTCCCCTCTCAATCGCTGAACACTCTCAAATTACTAACCTTCCTACTGGATACGAAGCAGTAAACCTTGCTGTTAAAGACGTATTGCAACCTGCTATCTACGAGTGGGCTGACTTTACTGCTCCTATCGTTATCACCAAGAAAGAAGAGTTGGAAAACAAAGGCGAGAAAGCAATCGTGAAGATTGTTGAAGCTCGTATGCGCTCTGTTATGGGTATGCTTCGACGTGAGTTGAACAAGCAGTTGCTTCGCGGTAACTCTACTGTTTTGACCACTATCAATACTTTGAACGGTGACCCAACTGTTGGTGGGTTTTTGGAAGCAGAATCTAAGGCTCGACAGGCAGTTGCAGGTACTACTGTTGGTGGTATTTCTAAGCAAACCTATCCAGTCAACGGTTGGATGAACCAGGTTGCTGACATTCAAAATGACTTTAGCACTAACGGTATTGTTGGTATGCAACAGTTAGCAATCCAAGCAAACACTGTAACTCACATGGGTCAGATTGACTGTGTGCTTTTGTCTGAAGCGGCAATGGCTAACTATCGTCGTGCTTTGTTCCAACAAGAGCGATACATCAATGAGAAGACTCTTGATGGTGGACGTATGCAACTTGCTTTTGGTGGTGCTGTTGTTGAACAAGACCTTGAGCTAGGTTTTAGTTATGCTTCAAATGACTTTGGTACTGCACCATTGTCTGGCTACTTCCTTAACTTTGACGGTGTCAAGTTGTGCATGCACAAAGATGCTGACTTCGCTGTTTCACCTTTTGAGCACATTTCTGGAACTACTGCACGGGCTGCCCAATTGTATGTTAAAATGCAATTGATTGCAGATCATCTTGGTTCTTGTGGTGTTCTCTTCGACGCAGAAACTTTCTAAGGGGGCTTATCATGGCTACACAAAACATTATCCAATACTTGGAAACTTCTCAATACAACGCATTGCCTTCTGGTGGTACAGTTGCAGTGGGTGTCGAAGCGATGAACCGTCGTCAAATCGAAACCTTTATTGCTTCTGAAGCTATCTCTGCACAGGACGTTGTTGCTTTTGACATTACCAAAACTGCTGACGGGGATAAAATGATTCACGTTGTTAAGGCAGATGGTAACGATACTGATAGAGTTGCTGTTGTTGGGGTTGCTCTTGAAGCTGCAGCGGCTTCTGGTGACACTATTGACGTTTGTATTGCTGGCTTATGTCAAGCAAAAACAGATGGTTCAGTTGCTAAAGGAGATCGCTTGATTGCTGATGCTGCTACACCAGGTGCTTTCCACACTGCAGATGCGGCTGATGTACTACCAATTATTGCTTACGCAACTGCAGACGACAGTGGTACTGTTGCAACTGTGATTGTGATTAAACAGTTCTAAGTTAGATTTTCTATCAAGCCGAAGGGGTGGGCCAACGCCCATCCCTTTTTTTCGTATGGTGACCTATGGCAAATTTAAAAGCATTGAGACAGAAAGTTAAAAATATTACTGACTACAGTCCAGAACTGGCACAGTTTAACAACCAGTTGGATGAACTTTTAAACGATGCCTACTATTGCATCTGGACAATGAAGCGTTGGAACTTTAGTACAAAGCTTGGCACTATGCGTTTGCACACAGACATCACAACCAGTACAGATACAGAGAATAGTTCTGGTGCAAATGTAACAGCAACTGTTACTAAGGGTGAGCGTCAAGTGGTATTAAGTCACGACATTGACAGACTGCATGACATGGATGTGTGGGAAGGTCAACCTATGGAAATAGACAACATGGAATACATCATCTCTAAATTGGTGGACATGAAAACCATATTGTTAGAAAAACCATTTGAAGGGACCACCTCCGCAACAAACAAAGGGTGGAAGATAAAAAAGCGATGGTATGACCTACCAGAAAACTGTTTGGAACTTTTATATTTAGGGCACAGAGATTACCCCTACGTAAGTGTTAGTGGTTCACAAAATCCATACGGAAAGTCTACTGCCATTTTACCCAGGCGCGAAGAAGATGTTGATCTGCGAGTAGACTACACACAATCCTACGCAGAAGCATACATAACCAGTCCTACACTTCACATTGCACCGGCTGAACAATTAAAGATTGAAGAAATTGCAGCACCAACTGGTCAGTTTCAATCCAACAAATACTACGAGTTTGCATGGGCATTTATCAAAGATGGTAAAGTAGGTGCATTGTCAGAGCCAACTATTTACAAAGTCACTGAAAACAACAGAACACTAAAGTTGTCATTTATTGGTTGGGACGATTTAGCAATAAAAGCAGATACTTACAACAACAAAGACCAAGAGCCTACACAATGGGAAGGTTATCGAAAAGTGGTTTGTTGGAACAAAAACTTCGATCAAAATACAGGTGAACGTAAAGGGCTGCCATGTTGGCTTTTTGTTGTGAATGGTACAAGTACGACATCGGGTACTCGTAACGACTCTGATTACCTGCGACCTATTGTAGTAACAGACATAAACGAATTTGTAAATATAGTAAAGTTAGACCAACTCGACAATGGTTCTCCACGCTACATTGAGATTGATGGGAATCATCAGCAAATCAGACCGTATCCACGTCCAGTTGGGTTTGATTTTGAGGTGCCACAAGAAAAGGTTGGAACAAACATTACAGTGTACCATGACTACGTGCGTGAGATGGTCATGCGATACATGGTCAAACCAAAGGACCTGTTGTTGTCTACAGATGTACCACAGATGCCATATGAGTTTCATCAGCTCATTGTATACAAGGCACTGGAGGACATCTACTTAAAGTTGGGTCAACAAGGTTTGGCAGCAACGTATGAAAAGAAATACATGAAGGAAATTAACAACCTAGCAAAACGCTATGTTGACAAGATTGATCAGCGTGTAGTGCGTGGCCGGTTTCACATGGCATATGGTAGACCAACATACGATGGTACTACATTAAGGAGACTTTCATGAAGCCACAACGGTTCAAACGTTACGTACCATGTGGAGGTATTAGTCAAGTATTGATGCCAAACATAGGGGACGCAAACATAGTCAACAACTGTCGATATGTGTCTGAAGGCGGTTGGAAGGCGAATGTTGGGTTTGAATCATGGTGGCATGCGCCAGCATCTTGGACTATTACGAGTGCCATTGCTACAAAGTATTTTACTGACAAAGTTGATGCCGTATACCAATGGAAGAGACAGGGCACCAATGACATCTACACCTTTATTGAGCAGTCAGGGCGATTGTACTATGCGATTGGTAACAAAGGACAGGGTGCAACGTATACGGGCGCCTTCTATGAAAATGACTTGGTTACGATTGACAGTGACCGGTACATACCCAAGTTGGGCGATGTCGGTAGTCAGTTTGTGAACCTGGGACAACATCTGTTGATTATCAACGGACGGGACCGTGCAATACTGTTTAGTGGTGATCAAGTATATAGAGACTTTGGTTTTGTATTACAGACTCCGAGCTGTGACCCTTTAGATGTAGCCACAGAGTATCAGAACAACAAAGTATTAAGTGGTGGTGCTGCTGTTGCTTACAATAAGGTGTCTCAATACGGTTTGGGCGATGTAACAGAGAATGTACAGTATACGTACAACTACAAAATGACGATGATTTCAGACTTGGGTGCGGAATCTCCATTGAGTGCAGCACAAAGTGTTTCATGGTCTATTCCAAATGCACAGAACAAACGATACGGTGTTGCGCTTGACTTGCCAATAGGTCAAGAAGGTGTAGTAGCCAGACGTATCTATCGCACCAAAGAGATAGCCACAAACGGTGAACTCTACTACTTTGTGTCACAACTTGATGAAAACTCTAGTCGATTCTACATAGATGCCATGCCAGATAGGTTTCTAGTGGACCAAGCCCCATCGTTCACGGCCAGTACAGCAATCACTACAGATTGGAAGTTTGGTGAAGTATGGGACAATCGTTTGTGGTTGGCTGCAGGTAGTCGTATTATCTATTCTGATAGAGGCATTTTTGAACAGTTTGGAGCGTTGGCATACTTTGACCTGGGCAATCAGACCGGTGGTGACATTACACAACTGGTAGCGTTTTACAATAATCTGATTGTATTTAGGGAATCAGCAATCAACATTATTAGTTTTGATACAGATAGTTACAACATTAGCACTATCACTAACACGCTCGGCACGGTAGCCAGCAAGGCAGTCGTAGTCATACCACAGTTGGGAGTTGTTTTTATCAACGAACAAGGCGTGTGGATGCTGTCAGGTGGCTTAAACGGTGGCGCATCGATAAGTATGCAGAAGATAAGCAAGCCCATCGACAAACTGTTGCGCAGAGTTAATCGTTCGATGATGCACAAAGCCATTGCAGCATACTCCTATAGAGAAAGGGAAGTGTGGCTGCACCTGCCAACGGATGATTCCACTACACCAGACTTTGGATATGTGCTACACTTGACACCACAAAATCCAATGTGGTCTATTCGTACAGATTTAGAAACGCCTACCAATAGTTATTGGTCTGCGATGACGACAACTGTTAATGGGTACTTTCTATTGGGCAATGACCCCAACTGGACACCGGCATTGGATGCAACAACAAACAAGTTGGGTCCACTTCAAGTTATGAGCTCCAGTTCACATTGGGGCCAGGCCGGTCAGATTACTGCATTTGGTGACAACGTTACATTGGCTATCACAGATACGGCACACAATGGGCATCAGTGGGAGAGTGCTTGGTACAACTCAAACGAGAACAGTGTCAAGGTGCGATACTATAGTGTAGAACTACGCATCATGTCATATGGGGACAATGGGTTCGACTTCTTTTATGGGATTGACTACTCGTACACAGAGAGTACCACATCCACCCAAAAGCAGGCAAAGAGTGAAACGGTGTACACCATTAAAGAAGATGCCGTGTTTGGTCCAGCTGACTTGTCTGTAACCAAGGTGCCATTTACAGTGAACTCCAGTAAGATTGCAGAAGGCAGGTTGATCACACTGCGATACGATGTCAATACAGAGTTGTGTGACCAGTTTAAGTTTGGTGTACGAACTACCAACTCTCAACAGTGGCACCTACTGTCCTTTAACATACTGTCAGATTCAGTGGCCATGCCAGCACTTAACCAGTCCACAAAGGTGTCACGATGAAAGTATTTACACAGGTAGGACAAAAGGACCTTGACCAGGTTAAACCAGAGAACATTAATGACAACACTCGTATGGTTGTGGGTGAGTACAACGGTAAAATTGATGGTCAGAACTTTCCAGTTGCTACTATAGACAAACTTAAAATGGCACCATCAGTCAAAACAGATACAGCTGCATCTGATGTAAAAAGATTTAAGTTTATTGGACAAACACAAAACTACTTTTTTGTGCGTAGATGGAACACCTTTGAAGGTGGACTAAATATCCATTTACCACTGTACACTTTTGACTTGCAAAACAGCAGTTGGTCAAGTCGGTGGAATAACTTGACAGATATACAATCTGATTTTAATAAGTTTGTCTTAGAGTTTGACACTGAAAGTGGAACTTTACATGGATGTTTTGACATCAACTATCGTCATGGGTTGGACATCATAAACGATGGTTCGTCTGATGAACAGTTTGGTGGTGATTGGTACACACGTTGGGGTATATTCTGTAACGATGTGTTGATAGCAGAGACAGGTAGAGTTTATCCTAGACTTCAAAACCTTACAGTGCCATTTAAGTTGTTTGTAGGCTCACAACCTGTACGCCTAGACTTGCGGTGGCAAACAATAACAACAAATCCGAAGGACGAACTAAATGTAAGCACCAATCCAACGTCAAGAATGGAGATATACGGTGCATCCATTTGGGTTTGCAACACCAAGAGGTAAACATGAGTAAAATCACAAATCAATACTTTGAAGGTGGGCAAGCTCCTACAGCAGCAGAACTCAATGCTGTGTATAATAGTGTTGCTGGTGATAGTGTGCAAGATGTGAACCTGGACACGGAGTGGGCGCAAAGAAAACACTTTAGTGATGCCAACAGTATTACAAGTTTGTTTACATTTGACTATGATGGAACAGCAAACTGGAATACCACTAGTGTTACCATGGCAACGATTGAAAATGTAGCCGGCACACCAAGTAAGGTCTTGCCAAATTACAGTACGCATGGAGATACAATAGTGCGTGTGCATGCAACCGGACTGGTTGGTGAAACAGCGTTAAATAGCAATGATGGAAATGGAACGTCAGGTCAAATAAATCACAATACTTATGCGTTTCAGTTGAAGATGTCCTTAAATAGTAGTGGTACACCATCAACAGTGAACATTGCAAACTGCACATACAGTTTTACACCCAAGGCAGCAATTACCACAGAAAGCACAGGTACAGTTTCAAATATGAACTATCGATGTTTTTCCATAAGTGCTGTACATTATTTGGCTGCGGGTAACGTTATTGATTCTATAGAACTGCAAGCATGTGTTGGCTTGGCAAGCAACTCAATAAACATACAGCACAATCACATACAAGTTATTGTAGTGGAGAACTGATGGCATTTACCAAACCATTTACATATGTAGACGGTGCTGTTTTATCGGCTACCAATCACGCATCCAATGAAGATGCATTGAGGGAATATGTTAACCAAGAAATCATTGCTGCTGACGTATCTGTGGATACCGTTGTTGGAGAAAGTATTGCTACCCCTCGTCTTATTACTTCTGTACAAACTGGTGACTTTGTTTCTAAAACTCTTCAGGGTGTATCAAAGTTACGACTACCACAAGCATATAGCTGGTTCACCTCAACCACTAAAAGCGACAATCAAACAAGCACTACGGTTGAAGATTATCAATCGCTAAGCAATACTGGTGCTGAAGTTGTTATCACCAAGGACAACACCAAAGTGATGATTACGTTTTATGCAAAAGCGGCATCTACCATTAACAGCACTGTGACTAGAGGACCAGGCAATGGTTTATGGGAAAGTAAGTTTAAGTTGCAATATGAGAAGGCTGGTTTGATTACACAATACGATGGTACAAGAGCATATGTGTGGGAAAATGCTGACAACATAGTGGGTGTATTTTTAAATCCAGGTGCACAGGCAAATGCGTGTGGTCATCGAAGCATAATGATGACACGTATGTTAACATTGAGTGCAGGCAGATACAAGTTCTCAGTGGCGGTCAATGCCAAGGTTGAGAAGGGGCAGATTAACTGTCAATCTTTTACAATAGAAACATTTCATGTGTAGGTGAACTATGGCAATAGGAACATTAGGTACAGCGGCATTGTTGGCGGGTGGTGGTACGGCCATTGGTGCTTTGCCAGACATCATACCAAGCAAGTACGAACGAGACCAAAGAAAACGATTGCGAGAAATGCAGCGTAAACAAGAGATGGGTGCGCTTGGATTAACAGAGCGTGAACGTGCTCAAATCGAATCACAAATGCGTGGAGCACGTCAACAGGCGCAGCAATATGCACAGGCAGAGCGTGCAAGGCTTACACAGCCCACAGCACAGCCACAAATGGCTTTGTTGGGTCAACAGATGCAGGATGAGAGTAGACAGCGTCTAGAGGCGGATTTGGCTTCGCAGATACTTGGCATGGACTTAACTCGTAAAGCGCAACAAGAGCAAGAAATCAAAGACCTTGAAGCAGCACAGGCACAGTATCGCAGAGCCAGAGCAGAAGGTTTAACAGCACCTTTCCAAGCCGGTGCAGAAGCAGCTGTTGGACAAATGGCATTATCTAGGTTGTTGGGAGAAGAGCCACAATCTATGGATTTAGCCTTCTTACAACGAGAAGGGCGTCCAATGGATAGATTGACAGCACAACGTGATTTACGACAAAAAGCGCGTCAGGCAGGATTTCTAACTATGCCAACAGTTAATGACATATTATCATTACCACCAAAGGAGCAGTATGACTACATGTACTTTGAGCTTGGTATGGACGATGAAGAAATAGCCCAATACTTTGCAAACATTGGACAACGCAAAATTTTAGAAAATCTAAATATACCAGGCGACGCATTGACTGGAACTAGGTTTGGCATCTATGGAGGCGAACGTGGCTATTAAGCAAGTAGGTGGACAAGGCGTATACGTCATAACTGGCAGTGGTCGTGACCCTCGTAGAACAAGCAATGGTCAGTCATGGGCAGACCTTGTAACCAAGCAAAAGTATATGCTGTACAAAGCAGCACAGGACCAAGCATTGCGTGAAGCAGAAGCAGGTCGCATATCAAATCAAGAAGCACAGAAACGTATCCGTGAAGCCCGTAAAGAGTTAAACCGACAACAGGCTGCACTTCAGCGCGATATATCTAGATTTGAACTTGAAGAGGTAAAAGAAGAGGGTCGTAGAGAGCGTCAGGAGCAAAAGCAAGCAGAACGCTTGGGCACAACTACTGTGTCAACACGTAAGGGCTTTAGTGGTACACGTACTGGCAGAGGTGAACGCACACCAAGACGTAGTGAGTACATCGCTGAAAAAAATCAAGAAGCAGCAGATATAAGAAAAGACAACGAAAGACTTAAAAAGCAACAAGCAGCATTGGTGACAGAGGTGCAGTTGGCAAAGTCAGCAGCTGAACGCACTGGTGATTACACAGACTACGATGTAAAACTAGAACTTCAAAAGCAAAACAATAATTCACTTGCAAGAAACAATAGACGTGTAAACAAAATTAACAAAGACCTTGACACGTTAGGTGATTACAACGAAGGAAAGTTTCAAGAGTGGTACGAAGAAAATGAACTACGTGGTGGCACAATGCAACCAGGTACTACAACCACATTTGGAACTGATGAAGACCCACGAACGGTTACAAGTAAAGTACGCACAAAAGACATACCAGAACTGGGTGATGTAGACTATTCACCACTGATAGAAGAGCGCAAAGCCCGTATTGCAGAACTACAGGCGGAACTTGAAGCATTGGGCATGGAGCAGACAGAGCCTGTAGATGTGATTGAGCGCACACGTGAAATATATGGAGACAAGTTTGCACCACAGCCACGTGAGCGTCGTGGACTGTTTGGTAGGCGTGCAGAGATGGATACCTTGGGTGTTGAGGAGACAGCACAAGAGCCTGTTGCAGAAACTGTAACGGAAGCCACAGAAACAGAGGAGCCTTCCCTGCCACCACTTGAAGCCGCCATGCAAGAAGGTGGTTTGGACATGGTTATGTCTGGTCAAAGTGGTATGGGTGTACAACAAGGTCCTAGTGGTGTTGTTGAAGGTGCAAGACCTAGAGAGTCCTTAGACATGTCTGCTATGGAAATGACAACACCAACGCAACAAATAGTTGAGGACAATGTGGATGTTGGACCTGATTTAAAAGGAAGAGCTACACAAGAAGAAATAGACCGTATCAATGCGTTTTTAAGAACTCCACTAGAACAACCCTCTACAACACCAACACCAACACCAACACGACAACCAATACGTAAAATGGGTCGGTTGCCGATGTTTGATGAGGTTATGGCACAACAAACAGCAGACCCTATTCAACAACGATTTGATGCTGTCAAAAACTTGGGACCAGCTGAAAAGCAACAGACTGCTCTTGAACTATTGATGCAAGCTCAACAGGCCTTTGGAGTGTCTAGCAAAGAGTATCAGAAAACAAAGAAGCGCATACTTGACATGCTTGCCAAGACAATGGACCCGAAGAAAGCACGCAACATGAAGCGTGTAAAAACGTTGCAGGATAATCAACCTGGACAGTATGCTCGATTGGGTGATGACATACGTGGTTTAACACAAGACACAAAGAACTTGGTCGTATCGTTGTTTCCAGTAAGTGATGATACCAAAACAGACGAGATTGAAAGTTTGTACAAAAATGCGCAACAGCAACTACGACTTGGAATCAGTGATAAAAGTCAAAAGCGTAAAGCATTGGACATGTTAGACTTAATGTACTTAGCAGTAATTACAGACAAGCGGTGACGTATGGCAAAGCCTACCAAAAGACAGTTAGAGATTATTCTCAATAAACCCATAGGCGATACACCGGAAGAATTTCAACTAGCGTTGCAAGAAGCGCAAGACCTTCAAGAAATGGAAGTCCTTGAAACCTATATTGGAGGGGATAAGCCTGGGTTTCAAACTCAATATGACCTGACAAAATTATCAATAGAAAACAATCCCACATACACACCAGAGCAAAAGCAACAGCGACTGATGGAACTGGATGTGCTTAAAGGGTCAGGTCAGTTGCCTTCATTTGGTGGTTACTACGAACGTACTTTAAATAGATTGTCACCACCACTTGAAGCAACCAGTGCAGGTATGGGCATGTACGACTTGCTTGGTATAGCCACTGGTAGGCAACAAACCATAGGTGATGTTAGAGCCCAGATTGAAAAGCCTACTACAATAAACGCAAGACAAACATTTGAGGGTTTATTGAGGTCAAATGTACTTGGGCAAGAACCAATAGAGCAAGATGCATACATCAATGCTTCTATGGCTTTGTATGATAGAGCCAAGAGGGAGAACCCGACATACACAGACAAACAAGTGTTTGATGCAGCAGTTGAACAACTCAACAAGATGTATGAAGAGCCCTCTAAAATCACACAAAAAGAAGCAGAGAAGTTAGACCCAAGAACAAAAGCAAAGTTTGGTACAGGAACCTTGTCAGAGCTTGCTGCCACAGCTGTAGATTACCAACGCACAACTGGTACAGACTTGCCAATGTACAGTGATGAACAGTTGGCATATTTTCAAAGTATTGAGGATGCCAAATATGAATCTGTCATTGAAAAGAACAGAAGGTCTATAGCAGACCCAAGAAATGCAGCACAGTCCATGCCAGTCACTTACTTGTTTGAAGTTGGCAAAGGTGACATTGAGTTTGTACCCCAAGAGGTATTGACGTATTTACAGGACAATCCAACTGGTGGTGTAGTCTACGACGCCGAACGTGATGCGAAGTTGATACGCATGATACGTGACGGAGATTATGAAAAGTCAGACCGTAAAGATATAACGTTTGGAAGTAGACAAGATGCTGTAGCAAGGGTTCGAGCGTACAAAGAGTTGGGCAATCCAGACTGGAAGAAGTCGCTTGACAAACGAAAAGCAATATTGAGTGACCTACCACTATATGATGAGGTGGGGGCATTTGAAACAGAAACGGCAATTGGTGGTACAACCGAGAGTACAGTAGGGTTTGTATTGCGTAACGCCTTTGCTGTATCCAATGCCGGACTTGCTTTGGGTGTAGATGCCTTAAACATTGCTGGTGGTGCTGCGATGGGTGCCATTGCGGAAGGATTGGAGTACACAGGTATGCTACCAGAACTACCACCTGGTGAATCATACTTTGATCCAATGATGACTTCTCGATTGAGAGAAGCGGAGCGTCCACCTTTGTATCAAGGCTATGGATACATGGGTGCTATTGCTGACAACATTGCAAGAAACAAAGGTGCATTTGGAGAAGGTCAGGCTATATCTGAACAACTTAACTTAGAAGGATGGCAGAAGTTCGGTACCGAGGGAGCTTACTTTGCATTGGATTTAGTTGAGCCTAGTTTTGATTTGGGTTCCGGTGCTGTCAAAGGTGGACAAAAGTACATTAAGACCATGCAAGCCAGCAAACTGGTACATGATGCTCCATCATATGCAGCAGCAAAGAAAGCAGCGAAAACAGCCTTTATTGAAGAGATGCCATTAATACAAGGTGCCCAACAAATCTCACAACGGCTTGGTAAGGGCAAGATGCCAAAGGGTATGCAGACATCGGACGTTATGTTGACCATGAGCAACAACGTAGCCCGAAACCTAGAGGCTGAACGTATGGTCAATAAAGAGTTTGCCACATATGATGACCTTGCTAGAGTTGGACTAGATGATACAGAAATAGCCCTGCAGATAAAAAAAGGTGCAGAGCCTGTAGATGCCTCTTTGCAGTTCCGTCAAAAGATGATGAACAATGAAGACACTGCAAAAATTTTAAAAGAGTACGATGAATCTCTATTTTTACTAGACAACACAAAACGCAGATTTGACATAGAATCTGCTTTAAAGGATGAACGTTTGGTTCGTAATTTACCAAATGCAAATCAGGACATGGTACGTAGGGCATTTGATGATGTAGACCCATCGGACCCATTAAGATTACAAAAGGCACAACAAAACCTAGCGACTATGTATGGTCGTGCGTTGTTTTTTGAAATTGCCCCAAAGAATGTAGATTTGGAAAACCTGCAATGGATTACCAAAAATACAATGGTAGACAAAAGTAGGGTAGCAGACATCATTGCAAAAGCCGCCAAAAGTAAAGTTGGTGAAGCATTTAACAAGGTTATGAAGTTTACAGATGGCCAGTTGATCAGTGCGCAAAAGCCTAGTACAGAACCATCATACAACATACTCGGTCAAATGATGGCAGTAAGACCCACAGAGGTCAAGCCTGCATTTGATTTGGAGGGTATGGCAGATGCAGACATCAATGAAATCCTCGAAAGTATAGACACTCTAAATATATCACCAACACTAAAACAAGACATCAAAGATAATATAAGCATTGACAAGACGTTATTTGTTGATGATTACAATCGTATTTTGTCTGCGAATCGAGACAAGGTGGCTAGAATGTCACCTGATGCAGCAACTATTGAAGACATAAACAGATTGGATGCACAAGCCAGGGCTCGATTGTTGGAAGCTGAAGGCACTGTAGGTAGAACGGCAGACACTGTTATAGGTGACATGCGTCGAAAGGCTACAGAGTACATAAGTCAAACGGCTGTTGGTAAAAAGATACGAGACATCTTTGTTGATTCACCGGCTCAAACTGCAACCAAAAAAGTCAAAGCGTTGTTTAATGCTGTAGAAGAGCCTATAGCAAACACAACACCAGACCTTGCTATGCAACAACGTCGTATCTTGGCACAGCACAATGCACAGATGGGTACACTTCCAATACGAACACAGAAGTTGTTTAATGATTTAGTAGAGAATCGCAACAACATTGTAGAGAGTTACCTTCCATATTCAAAAGAGACTTTGACAGCAGAAGAAGCATTGGGATTGATGATAGTTGGTGAACGTAGTAGAGGTGTTGGTGCTGTAGAACAACAAGTAAACATACAGGCTACACTGAAATGGTTGTTGTCAAACACATTTGTACAGAAGATTGACATTGAATCACCACGGTTTTCACAGGCTGACAATGCCAGTGGTATTCAACAGTACTTTGACAACTCTATATGGAATGGTCACGGTAAGGCATATATTGAACAAGAGTTGGAGAAGTTATCTCTAACTGTACAAGATGACCCATTGGCATACTGGTCTGAAGTACAAAGAATAATGGAAGACATTAACAGTGCGATTCAAGGCAAAGATGCTGCTAGTCGTATGCGGCCGGTTGAAGTTGTAACAGAAGATGGCATTGAGTTTATAAACAAACCCATTGTGGACGCCAATTACAATGCAGACACAGTACCGCCAATTACTGAAATAGAAATGAATGAGCGGTTTGGTTTGTTAAATCTGTCTGCATACTACGTGTCTGAATCACAAAGAGAGATGGCAAGACTACTGTCGGATACTTTACAAGAAGATTTTACAGAGCTCGCAGTTAAGAATTTAGTTGAGGGCACCGATGTAAACCAAGCTGCATTTGAACAGTCTGTTAAAGCGGCTGCCAACATAATGTACGCAACAGACGTAGACGAGATGGTGCGCTACAATCAAATCAAAGAAGTGGTTCAGTCTGCACATATGGAAGAAGTATTAAACAACCTGGATACTTCTATAAATGTATTTAAGATTGATGAAGAGATTGTACGTGAGATGCGAAGGGGTGCAGAAGAGTTTAACAAAAGTCAAGGTAGTGTATACAATAATTTGGTTAAAGAAGAAGCCAAAAACAACAAGGCCAAGTTATTGGCGAAGCGTGATCAACTAAAAGAATCCAAAAAGAACATGTTGGATAGGTTTGATAGACAACGAGACACAATATTGGCAAGTGAGAAGCAGCGCATTAAAGACGAACTTGAAGCGGAGATTAAAAAGATACCTGAAGAAAAGCGTAGGAATCCAGACTTTGTGCGTATTGAAAAAGAACGTGATGCAGCCATACGCAAAGTGCAAGCCGATGCAGAGAAGGCTAGAAAGAAGGTAACCAAACTTAAGTTGCCAAAAGAGAAGGCATCTAAACAACGCAAAGCAATTACAGATGAAGCCGACCAAAAGATAAAAGACTTACAGGCTAAAGCCACTGCTGAAAAAAACGTCATACGCAAAGAGTTTAAAGACCAAAAGAAGTATGGTGTGGACCTTAGTCCAGCTGTACGTAAGTTGAATAAAGAAGCAAGTGCCAAGTTTACAGCCGAAAAAAACAAGTTTGTAAAAGAGCGTGCTAATTTAAATGAGGCATTGATAAATAGAAAGAATCAACAGTTGAAGGAATACAAGAAAGAACTGTTTGCAGATACAGAACGTTTGCTTCAACAAGTGATGGATAGAAAAGTAGGCGTCAAAGACGAAATGGAATCTGTAAGGGCGCAGTTACAGAACATGAAAACGATTGAAGAGAAGATAGCATACTTGAAGCAAAACGTGACTGATTACAATCCAGACTTTGATGTGCTAGCAGAGAAGGTTGACGATGCCATGTTGGACAATCAACAACTGGCAGACTTGGCAACTGTAGTAGAAAATCATGCAGAGATAGTGTTGCGAAACAACAACTACTCATATGCCTTAACCGGTGATGATTGGTCAGGTGTAAAAGATGGTCTGGATGCTTTGTTTGCCAACGATGGTTATGCGGCAGCAGTATTGGGAGAGGCAAACTTTAAGCAACTTAAGAATGAACTGCTGACCAAAACACTAACCAATCAGCAGCGAGTTATACTGGAGGTTTTACGAGCTGAACCTGGTGCATTAGATGGTATTCACAAAGTAGCCAACATGCTTAACAATGCACTGTACATATCAGTGCTTGGACTTAGACCTTCTTCACACGTTAGAAACATTATTACAGCACCAACACTACTATATCAAACAACAGGAGAGTTGCTTACACCATCGTTAGCAAAACGAGGTGCTGGCGTTGTTTTTGATGGTTCACGAGTAAACAGTAAGGGGTATGGTAAAATAGCCGTCACAACTCCAGATGGTATGGTCTACACCAATGCAGACATATTTACGGCACTACAACGTGCTGGTGTAAAGTCCCAGTTTCAGTTTATACAAAGTGAGTTTCAACCCAACAGTCCATTTATGAAACAAGTAAATGACATGTACAATGACAACCTGTCAAACTTTGCATACGAGTTTATCAAAGACATACCAAACAAGTCGGTTGCATTGCAGACACATGAGGACTTTACATTTCGTGCAGCTGTTATGATTAAAGCGTTGGAAGATGGTCGCAGTTTGGAGGAAGCAGTTGCACTAGCAAGGCGTTCTTTATTTGACTATTCCGACATAAGTCCGGACCTCAATAAAGCATTTCGTGCTGTGCTAGTGTTTTCTTCGTTTACGTATCAAAACATTATGGAAGGCATGAGGGCATTTTCAAATCCATCTATGCTCAAACGATATGCAAAGATGATACGTGCAATTAAAACCAGCAATGCATTGCTACGAAGTTTCAATGAAAACAAGCAGTTGCCTTATCAGATGTACTATCCGGAGTTTGCACAGAATCGTATTGTGTTTGAACTTAACGCATACGACAACAAGATAGCATTTGCTATGGCACCTGCTATACCTGCTGTTGACAGCATGACTCAACTTATTGGATTGAGCACGTTGCTATTAAAACCAACTGGTATGATTGAATCAAAAGATATTGACGCACTGGAACCATTTATAAATCTATTGATGCCAATCTACAAAGAGATACTACCACTAGAACGTAAGTATGAACCTGGTAAAGTAAAACCAGAAGTCGTGCAATTGTTTAAAACAGTGTACGGGGCAGAAACTCCAAACGAAATAGCAATGACATTGGAAAGGTTTGCAGGTGGACGTGTGTATCCCAAACTGGCAAAGGAAGGGGACAAGAGTGCTATTGATGGATACGTATACCCACTGGATGCTTCGCAGCGTAAGAAACTGTATCATGAATCGTTTTACACAATGATGCAAATGACAGGTATGACAGCTCAACTTATGGATACCGTACGCTTAATCGCACCTGAAGGAACTAACTACGAACGTCTAAATGGCTTCCAACGTATGGGTGCCATATTTGGCTTGTACTCTATCTCAACAGCCACAGACCCAGATGTACAACAGGCTATCAACTTACAACGTAAATTATCTGAAATGCGCAAGATAGAACGTGGAGAAACAGAAGCAACCTTTGGTGCTATACTTAGAGACACAAACTTAATCCAACCATCGGAGGAACGATGAACATTAGACACATAGACCATCCAAGTATCAACAACACAGACGTAACAAACGTAGCTCAAAATTTTGATGCAACAAAGTTTCACAAACACACACTTGCAGTTCCAGAACAGATTGGCACATCCGGTAAGTTTCTCGGACGTCCAGAATCTATTATTGTGCGCTGTACTGGTTTGGGTGGTAGCAATACCAGTTTGACCGTCAAAGGAACCTGGGATGCTGCTGGTGATCATGTATGGTTTCCAGACACAGCAGGTACGATTGCACTTGGTGTAACGACCACGACAGTAGGTAGTGCAGTATTTGAGTTTAGACTTCCAGTGGAGTCTTATTTTGACAATCCAGATGTATACCTGTTCTTTAAAATCAATGGTTCAGGAAACATTACGATTGACTATTCGCAGATTGTTTGGAGTGAATAATGCCAGTTGCCAGTCCATTTGAAACGGCTGGTGGTGGTGAGGTCAATTTAGAGTATGAAGACATCTCGGCACAGACGGACGGCTCCACCCAAAGTTTCACAGTAAGCAGTGACTACAAATCCGGTTCGTTGCAGGTATATTGGAATGGACTCCTCCAACTGTTTACGGACATTGGAGAGTTGTCTGTTACCAATTTCACAACTACATTTATACCGGCTAGTGATGATTCACTGGTCGTCATATATATACTCAAATAGGAGCCAATCATGGCAGTTCAAGTCTCCAAAGAGCAAATCAAAAACAATGCAATCGATTCAACCAAACTGGATGGGTCGGCTAACTATTCATTCTCAGGTCAGATTCGTTACACTGGTTCTGACACCAACGATCAAGCAGTAGCAACACGTGAGTACGTAAATTCAGTTGCTGCCGGTCTTGATCCAAAACAGTCTTGTAAGGTTGCTACGACAGCAAACATTACATTGAGTGGAACACAAACGATTGATGGCGTATCAGTATCTGCTAATGATCGAGTTCTCGTTAAAGACCAATCAACAGCTTCTGAAAATGGTATTTACATTTGTGCTGCTGGTTCATGGTCACGTTCATCGGACATGGCTGCTGGTAGTGATGCTGCTGGTAATCAAATGTTTATTGAGCAAGGTACTGTTAATGCCGACTTAGGTTTTGTTTGTGTAAGCAATAAAGGTTCTGCCGTAGTTGGAACTAATGATTTGACATTCAGCATCTTTTCAAGACAGTCGGATACTCAAGCCGGTGCTGCATTGAGCAAGACTGGTAATCAACTCGATGTCGAGGTTGATGATTCTTCTATCGAGATTTCATCGGATGCGTTGCGGGTTAAAAGTGGTGGTATCACCGACAGCATGTTGGCCGGGTCCATTTCGAACTCAAAATTGTCCAACTCTACCATTAGTGGTGTTGCTCTTGGTTCAAGTCTGAATGCATTGACTGCTTCTGCAACTGGTGGCTTGAGCCTTAGTGCCAGCTACAATGGTTCTGCTGCTGTATCTGCTTCGATCAACTTGGACGGTTCTAGTTTGAGCATTT